CACAATGTAAGTATTTGTGGGGTAAATGCTACCACTCGCAGAGAGCCGATTATGCCGACTGCGCTGGACTTGGAAGTGCAAGACGGCAATCCTTTGTTCAAGAAAGTAGAGACCAGGGGCAAGGATTATGTGGAAGAAGTGTCAGCCATAGGGTTTGGCGTAACGCTGACTCGCAAAGAGGTGTTTGAGAAGATGCCTCAGCCGTGGTTTGACATTCTCTGGTCGGACGGTGGCAACATTATTGGTGAAGATGTGCATTTCTGCATTAAGGCGCAGGATTATGGCATTAAAACGTATGTAGACCATGTGCTTTCTCCGCTGATCAAGCACATCGGCACGAAAGAATACTCATGGGATGACGTGAAATGGCGCTCATAAACTACGATGACCTAAAGACAACCGTAGCCAATTACTTGGCTAGGACTGATCTGACGGCGCAAATCCCCAATTTTATCCGGTTGGCAGAGGTAAGACTGCGGCGAGAGCTAAGATTGCGGCAGATGCTGAAGTCCTCCGCCACCACAATGACTGGCGGCGACCAGACGGTAACGCTACCAATCGATTTCCTAGAGCTAAGAGACCTGTTTGTCGTCACCAACCCTACTCGTGACCTGCAATACCTGTCTCCTAGCACTTTCTCCCGCAATGGACGTACTACAGAGTCTGGATTGCCAGTCTTTTACACGATCATTGCTAATGAATTTATGTTCGCTCCGATACCGGATGGCAACTACATGTTGCAAATGCTGTATTACGCAGCACCGGACTATCTGACCGATACAAACCCAAGCAACGCATTTGTGGCAACGTGTCCAGATTTGCTGTTGTATGCCTCGCTGTTAGAGGCAGAGCCGTATCTTATGAACGATGCCCGTACTCAGCTATGGGCGAGTATGTATGACAGAGGCTTGGCGGCTCTAAACGCTGCTGACGATGCTTCTGAGCATAGTGCCGTTCCTTTAACTATGACACTTACTGCGAGGTAAAAAATGGCTGCAATGTCGAACTATCTGGAGATCGCACTTATCAATGCTACTCTCCGCAACACTAGCTACACCAGCCCTGCTGCTGTGTATGTCGCTCTATTTACGACTGACCCAACGGACGCTGGAACTGGTACGGAAGTCACTGGCGGCTCTTATGCCCGTCAAGCGGCTACGTTCACTTCACCATCTAACGGGTCGTCTACCCTGGCTGCTGACGTTACCTTTCCGACTGCCACTGGCAACTGGGGTACGGTTACGCACTTTGGTATTTATGATGCGTCAACCACTGGCAACTTGCTGTACCACGGTGCGCTGAACAATAGCAAGAACATCCAAACGGGTGACATTCTGCGTATCCAGGTGAACAACCTGACGGTAACTCTGGCTTAAAGGTAAAGAAATGGCTCTCATCACAGCGGATCGTGTCAAGGAAACAAGTACTACTACTGGCACTGGCACATTGACGCTTGCTGGAGCAGTCAATGGCTTTAAGTCGTTTGCTGACATCGGCAATGGCAATCAGTGCTATTACGCCATTGTCGGTGTTGCCGTCCCATCGGAGTGGGAAGTCGGTATCGGTACTTATACGGCATCTGGCACGACTTTATCCAGGGATACGGTGCTACGGTCGTCTACTGGGTCAAAGGTCAGCTTCTCCGCTGGTACGAAAGAGGTGTTTGTCACCTACCCTGCTGATAAGGCGGTGTTTAAAGATGATATTGTAATGATCTCCAATCAATTGATCATGCACCCAAACAGGATTGATGAAAGCATTTCGATTCCAGATGGATACAACGCATTTTTTATCGACCCGGTTGAATTTGGTCCCAATGTGACTGTCACCGGACTTGGCAATTCAACCTTAAGAGGTGTGTAAAACATGAGCACTGCAATTTTTGATAGTTTCCAAGCTCCGGGCAACCAGCCGGCAAACTTCCCTTTTGGGCTGCGCATTGGATCTGGGTCCACCAATGGAATCAACGATGTTGGGGTCGCTGGCCAGCGCGGTTTTGGTGTCGGCATTTGCCCAGGACCGCTACCATCTGGCATGGTTGGAATCCAGGGTTACAACGACCCAGCATCTGACAACTATGGCAATTACCAGTACGCGGACGGCTCAATCATGGTCTGGGTGCCGGCGTTTTACTACAGGGTTGCCCATGCCGATAACCCGACTTACGGGGTGCATGGGGTCAACTCGGTGCATATCGTGCCTGAGTCTACCTACGCCAACGTGGCCGCCGCAAACGCTGCAGGGTATGCCCTGCACCGGGCCTTTATCGACGGCGGGGCGCAGAAGCGCGGCTTTTTCGTGGACAAGTATATGTGCAGCAAAGCGGCATGGGGGACCGGCTATATTGCCAGCTCGGTCAAAAATGGCCTGCCGATCTCGTTCCACGCGGATCATAACCCGATTTCCGGACTGACCGCCTGCACTGCAGGGGTGCAGTATTATCGCGCTCTCGACGCTGCCCATGCGCGGGACGGAGTGAACGGGGCGGTCAATGCCAGCTCGATTTTCTTCTGCTGTTCGCGGTTTGTGTACTCAGCGCTCGCCCTGCTCTCTCTCGCCCACGGTCAGGCAGCAACGGCTGCAACCTATTGCGCGTGGTACAGCGCGACAACTACCAACTTTCCAAAGGGGTGTAATAACAACGCACTGGCCGACACCAACGATACGGCAGTCAAGTGGGAATCGGACGGCTACTCCAACTGCGGCAAAACCGGCAGCGCCGGGTATGGAGGCGGAGCAGGGAACGTATTCGCCAAGTCAACCCACAACGGCCAGGGCTGCGGAGTTGCGGACCTCAACGGCCTGATGTGGGAGGTGAGCACGGGGATCACCTGCATTGCGTCATCACCGGCCATCGGCGGCATAACCTCTGCGGCCGCGCCAGTGTTCACGATTAACACGCACGGGCTGACGGCCGGGGATGTGATCCAGATCAACTCGATCACCCAGGCTGACTGGGTGAATTTCAAGGATAAGATGTGGACGGTGGCGAGTACGCCAGATGCCAACACATTCACCTTGACCTCCGCACCTGATTGCTCAGGATATGCTGCATACGACCCGGTTGCGGATCCGGGCACGATCACCAAGGGCGCATTTCATATCGCCAAAGAGGCAACGGCGATGAGGGCCTTCACCAGCGGGAACAGTGCGGCAACCGATCATTGGGGAGCAACCGGCGTGGCTGCGATGATGCAGGCATTTGCCCCGGCCTTCGAGACAACCTACAACGGCAACGGCTATGGCCTGAAATTCGGTGACGGGGCCGGGCAGGTGCTCGCCGAGGATCTCAGCGGCGACAGTTGGCTGCGCACCGGCCTTGGCATCCCTGACGCTGCGGCGGGCATATCCGCTGCGGGCACGAATCTTTTCGGCCTCGATTATTTTTATCAGTATGTAGTTAATGAGCTGTTTCTGCTCTCCGGCGGCTATTGGGGCAGCAGTACGGGTGCCGGGGTGTGGACTGCGGCTTGGTACTACGCCCGGGGCGGCGCGGGCAGCACTACGGGCTTCCGGCTCGCCTGTGTTCCTGTTTAAGCGAGCGATAGCGAGTGGTTATGGGCGCAAACTCTGAGGCAACATTGAACAGAAAATTCGTGGAATTTGCGAAGCTGCTCAACATTTACCTTAACCATTTTCCAAAGCATGAAAAATATGCTTTGGCGAATCGAATAAGGAACACGGCCTATGAAATTTACGACTACATCACCGAGGGGCAGAAGCGCTATCACAAGAAAACCACCCTGAGCAGTCTCGACATCGCCCACGAGAAGCTGCGGATGCAGATCCATCTGGCCAATGAGCTCGGATATTTCAGCTACAGCGGCGGGAAGGCGGACGAGGGCAACGCGGAGGAAACGGCCAGGCACCGTCATTTGACGATCAGCGCCATGGTCGACGAGCTGGGGGCGATGATCGGCGGCTGGATCAAAAAGATGAAGGACGAAAATAGATGGCAATAGGGCAGCGCATTAACATGTTTCTGATCTCCGGCGGCAATTGGAACAACAATACGAATGCCGGGGTGTGGAATGCGAATTGGAACAACAACCGGAGCAACACGAACAACAATACGGGCTTCCGGCTCGACTACGGTTCCCCTCAAAGCGCGATGCGCATAGTGGAATCACAGGGATGCGTTATCCTGCATAACGGCGAAATTTTACCGGACCGCTTTTTGGTAGGGCGCTGCCCGAAGACCAGCGAGACATTTGTATGAAACGGACAGGAAATCTTTTTGACAGGGCGTTCAGCGTCGACAACCTCCTGGCAGCCTATGAGGACGCCAGGAAGGGAAAGCGCAGCAAGCGGGCCTGCTTCGAGTTCGAGCGGCACCTGGGCGCGCGGATCATGTGCCTGCACAAGGCGCTGCATGCCGGGACCTACCGGCCGCAGCCCTACCATCGGTTCACAGTCATGGAGCCGAAGGAACGGGAGATACTGGCGCCGGCGTTCGCCGACGTGGTGGTGCAGCATGCCGTTTACCGGGTGATCTACCCGCTGTTCGACCGGACGTTTATCTCCACCTCGTTCGCCTGCCGCAAGGGCTACGGCACGCACCGGGCCAGCGACTACACCCAGCGGGCCATGCGCCGGTGCGGCGGCGATGAGTATTTCCTGCAGCTCGATGTGCGCAAGTTCTTTTACTCCATCGACCGGGGCGTGCTCCGGCGGCAGATCGAGCGCAAGATCAAGGACAGCAGGTTCGTGGACGTGATGATGCTCTTTGCCGAGAATGGCGAGCCGCGCGGGATCCCCATCGGCAACCTGCTCAGCCAGATATACGCCCTGATTTACCTCAATCCGCTTGACCACTTCATCAAGCGGGAGCTGCGGATCCGGAAGTATGTCCGCTACGTGGATGATTTTATCCTGATTGGCCTGACCAGGGAGCAATGTCTGGCCTTCCGGCGGCTGCTGGTTGAGTTCCTGCGCGCCGGCCTGGGCCTGGAGCTGTCGCGGTCCACGATCCAGAAAATCCGCCGCGGCATCAATTTCGTCGGCTACCGGACCTGGCGCACCTGCCGGGTGATCCGCAAATACAGCCTGTTCAAGTTCCGGCGGCTGGTGCGGCGCGGCGAGCTGCAGGGGGTGATCTCCCTGCTCGGCCATGCCCGGCGCACGCAGTCGCTGCGCTATATGCTCAACTTAATCAAGGAGGTGGGCCATGCCCTCTATTTACAGCTACCAGCGGGCGTCAGACAAACATACGACCTACGACCTGCAGCTGCCTGAAGTCGGCCAGGACGAAGCGCAGTGCGTGTATTTGGGCGAGCATGACGGCCTGCAGTTTTGGGCTGTCCCGGATGGGCTGAAACTGCCGGAGCAGCCGAAGCAGATTGCGGACACGGTAAAACTGGTTGAACTGAAGCCGCAGGAAATAACCGCGCTGGTGATGAAATCGCCGCTGCTGCAACTTATGCAGGAGAGGATTGGCAGTGCAAAAATCACTCCCCGCTATTCGCTGGCTGATGAGCTGACACTGAAACAATTTTATCAGTGGATACCGACAACGCTTGAAACAAACGTAAATGCCGGCAGGGTATGGGCAAAGAAATGACCAGGTGGGACAAAATAGCAGTGCTGGCCATCTGCCTTCTGCTGGTCGCACTGTATTGTCAAATATTATGAGGTGAAAAATGAAAACATTATTTCTTTTGCTGCCGATCCTGCTGACCTGGACAGCTTCCGGGATGGCGGCCACGATTAACTTTTCCTGGCTGGCTAATCCGGCAGAGGAAATGGTCAGCGGATACCGCATTTATGGGGATTCGGGGTCAAATGTCGTGATTGATGTCGTGGGCCCGGATATCACCACGGCCACGCTGGTCGGGGTGAGGGGCGACCACTCGTACAGCCTGACCGCGTATAGGGTAGAGGTCGATCCGGTCACTGGGGAGTCCGAAATTGTTGAATCGAAGCACTCAAATTACCTGATCTTTTCGCACAAGAAAATCATACCGAGCACGCCTGGGATATTCAAGGCAACCGTCACCAAATAAGGGAGGGGAAAATGAAGCGATTATTTCTGATGCTGCCGGTCCTGCTGCTGACCGGCTGCGGGCTGGTCACCGGCCCTGCGAACACGATCACCACGCAGCATCTGGATGGCCGTGTCGTTGTCGAGGAGATGAGCGACGACGCGGTGTACTACCAGCAGGCGGCCAGGTACGCCGAGGCGCGGGGCAAGGCCGTTGACTGCCCAGGCTGCACGGCAGAGCAGCGGGTGATCGTCGCCCTGGCGGC